GCCTACTTCGGCAGTTCCATTTACTTCTTCCATTTTATTATTCCTTTTTTATTGTTACATACGAGAAGCAAAAAGTGCTTCTATATTTGGTGATTGCTCTTCTGTCTTTGCCATAGCCATAGGATCTCCCATAGGCTCTTGGTTAGATGGAGTAGAAGTTTCTGTTGGCTTAGCCTTTAAGAACTTTCTAAATGAACCTGTCTTTGATAGACGGTCTAGTTTACCAGCAACCATCTGTGCTGCTGTGTCTCCACCTTGTAAATCTTCAAGTGAAAATGAAAGTTCCATTGGGATTTCTTCTGTTTCAGCAGCATCACTTACTGCTTGTGCGACCATAGCCAATCCTCTAACTACATCAACAGAAAGTTCTTTTCCGCTTATTGTAGGTGCTCCAAAAAGAGGAAGCACTTTATTAAGAGCATTAACTAATCCTGTTAATGGTTTAGGAGAAAGGGTTACGCCTTGTAGTAAAGACATAAAGCCAGCATCTTCTTCTTCCTTACCCATTTCAATCTCGCTCTTATACTTTTCATCCATACCTTTAAGTTCTTCTTCTTCATTACCGATTTCTATTTCTATCATTGGTTGTTTAGCCATTATCTATTTCTCCTGTGTTTATATTTCTTGAAAGTAAATCAACGTTTCCTGTTGCGCCAAGACAATCTTTTGCTGGTAGTATTTCTTCGATTGCTCTAACCTTTGCTTGGATAGTGCCACCATATTCTTCTACTTTACCTAGATAGTCATTTAGTATTTTGTCTTGCTGTGCTTTGATATTAAGTTCAGCAGCCAACCTGTTATCAATAAAACTATCTCCACCAACATCTTCAAGTGGAACAAGACCTTTGCTTTTAGCAATCTTCTCTCTTTCCATTGAGTTATAGTAGGTGGCTCCAAGTCCTCTATCAAAGAAACCATTAACTCCCCACTTACCAGTTTGATCTCCCCACTTACCAGCAGTTTTAGCAGGAGCAGATACTAATGGTTTTAGTCTATCATCACAGATGGAACAATATTGAATATCTTTATTCTCAAACTTAACTAATCTGTCTGTTTGTTTTTTACAGGTATAACACATATAATCATAAATAGGCATTGATTAAACCCTCTCTGGTGTTGCGCTTGTAGGCATAGTTGGGATGCTCTGTGCTAACTGCTCTGCAAGGGCAGCAGAAGGAAGTTGTGATGGATCTTCTGGTGTAGGCATAGGTGCTTGTGGTAAAGCGGCTGGAGGGGCAACAGGAGTGGGTGGTGGCTCTTCCGCAAAAGACTTGGGTAAATCAAACTGACGGATGATTTGTTCTTTAATCTTTGTTGGGTCAATGCCTAATCCTTGGAGAACTGGAAGAAGTTGGATTAGTTCATTACGTTTCATAATAGAAGCAACAGGAGTATTAGATTGGTCTGAGGCAGCAAAGCGGAACTTACCTTCTAACTTCTCTGCTGTTACTCTATATACTTCTCCATCAGCAATCACAGTATCTTCTGCGTCTTCTGATTTAAGAAGGTCAACCAACATACGAATATAAATCTGGGACATTAGTTCGATTGCTTCATCACGCTCTCTCGCCATTTTACCAATCTCACTAGCAGTATAGTTTGCGAGTGCTGCTACTTCTGTGGCTGTTGCTTTGGTTGCTTCTCCTCTTGTAAAGGGAGCCAATACTGAACCTCTTTGTAAGTCGGATTCAATAGCCGCCAAGTATCTATCAAAGTTAGAAGAAAGTGGTGGAACTTCTACAACTTTAATAAGACCATCAAGAGAGTCAGCATCAACAGGTATCATCGCACCATCTACACCAGCAGTAATCTTTGCTAATGCATCTTCGTCAATAGCACCTTCTTTGTAAAGATATTGTCTACTATCTCTACGAATAGCATTAGCCCAGAAGGAACGAACAATATTCTTCTCAAAGATTTGGTCGTAGATACGGAATAAAGAAGAGTAGCCTTCCATTGGACTATCTGGTATGCGTGAATAATAAAGAGGAACAATGGGAGGAAGCGGCACATCGTCATAACTTCTTACAGGAATAGGTGATACTTCGTCAAGCAACTTCTCTCCACCATTATAGTTAGGTGACCAGAAATATAAGCAATCATAGATAAGGTCATAGATTTCTACAACTTCAATGTATTTATATTCATCTGGGATATCTTCGTCTTGTGAAGTTTTATATGGGTGTGCGTCTTGCTCAAAGTAATCAGACTTAACTACTGCTTGATATTTCTTACTACCAAATATAGTCTTTGCTTTGGAAACAGGACACCAATAAACGTGACCTACAAATCTTTGGTCTTGCCACTTGGAAGCATCATTATCTACAATGACTTCCCAAGGAGGAACAGGTCTAACAGAAACTCTATCAAAGATAATCGAACTATCTTTTGGAGCCAACTTGAAGAAAGAGTTAGGATAGATAAGAGCAAGTCTCGATGCGTTTTCTAATACTTGTCTTTGATCGTAGAGCCAACGATTAGCAAGGGCTTTTACAACAGCGTCATTACCTTTGCGGACACTATCTTTACCTACTTCTACTGCTGGAAACTTTGCGAATAAGGAAGCGATGTAGCCTTCGATAAAAGCATAACCATCAGCAATCTCAACACGAATATTGGTAGGGTCAAATGTAATATCGCTAAACTGTCTAGTCTCATAAGTATTCTTTAACTTACGCATAAGAGTAGCAGAGTTCTTCCAATAGTTTTTATGGTTGTGATAAATAGTCCTAACAAGATTGACTGTTTCTTTTTCTGTTCTTGACATATATTTGGTTTCCTATTGTTGTTGGTTTTGTCTATTCTTTTTTATCTTCGCCTATTCTTTTGCTTGCTATTGTGTGGTAGCCTTCATCCATCTCAATACCAATAAAAGACCTATTCATTTTCTTTGCTGCTATACCTGTTGAACCACTACCCATAAAAGGATCAAGGATAGTATGTCCTTCCTTGGATACTAACTTAATAAGATATTCCATCAAGGCTATTGGTTTTACTGTCGGATGATTATTAGCAATCTTTCCCCATCTACCAAATGGGTTTCCATCTTCTCCAAGTTCTGCTTTAACTTTATGGTTTGGTCTAAAATCTTTTCCAGCCTTATCTTTCTTTTCTAAATCATCACAACCTCTATTCCTTTCTTTGCTGGATACTTTGGCGCAATAGTAAAACCTACTTGCTCCTCCAAGCCCATCATAGATACCATTATCTTCGCCTACTTTCTTTTCACTATTAGTCCAACTATTACCAGAGCCACCAGAGGTTCCTTTCTTTCTTGTTGCCTTAAACATACTGCCTACTTGTGGTGCTTGCTTATCAAGTATAACTCCTGCTTCTTCATCAAGGATTATATTTGCTGGAAACCTACCTAATGTTGTCTCTACTCTTTCGTGTTGAATAGTAGGGTGAAGACCAAACATAGTCTTATCTTCTTTCTTATCAGTCGAGTGAACTGGTATTGTTCTTACTTTATTAATAACTCTCTTACCACCAACACAATGGAAGAACCTGCTTGCTCCACCACTATCATTAGCATATTCAGTTATTTTATTTATGTTGCCACCTACATCACACTGACTATTTCCTTTCTTTATTTTTCTTGCTTCGATACAGTTATCAATACTCTTTTGAGAACGCTTACCAGTTATAGAAGTTATACCTGTCTGCTCGTCAAGTATAGTTCCTGCTTCTTCATCAAGAATAATGTTTGCTGGAAATCTACCTTCGTGTTCTGTATAACTACTTGTATCACTACCTCTCTCTGGTTCTCCACCAGCAAAGGTTCCTTTTGGTGCGTTATGTGTTGAGATGATTTCTGTTCCAACTCTACAAGCATCTATGTTTATTCCACCAACTCCCCACTTCTTTATATTATTTACAACATTACCATCAATAGGTTTTCTAGCCATACAGATTGGTTCGTGTGCTGGTTTAAGTGCTGTTCCCCATCCTTCCCAATCACTATTACCTTTTGTAATATTTACTGATGATGCTGTTGAAGAACCTATTGTATGTCTTTCTTCTGCTGAAAAACAACCAGATAACTTTTGTCCTACAATCTCTCTTTCATAAGAACTTAATGTTTCTGTAAGTTCTTCTCCGTATCCCATTACTTCTACCATCTTCTTCCACTTCTCTTCCGTTGGTAAAGTATTAACCCAAGGGTCTGGTCTTTTAGATACAATCCTAAAATAGTTTGCTGCTGTAAATCCACACTTATTATTTAAGATTGTTTTTGTAAGACGAGATTGCTTAAAGTATCCAATCATTTTATCTTTAATATCTTTAATGTCCGTGTTTATTGATGGACCTACTTTATCAATAGCCTTTCCAATGTTTAATGATTTCGGAAATCCGCTACCATACAACCACATAATAGTATCTCTGATCTCCCAACCAGCATCTTCTACTGCTGTGAATAATCTATGATGTGTTCTGCTATGACCGAAGGCTAACAAATAACCTCCGGGTTTAGTCACTCTTAAACACTCAGCCCAAAACTCTTTCTTGCTGGCGATACTATCTTCTTTGTCCCATCCTTTATTCATAAAAGAAATAAAGTAAGGAGGGTCAGTTACAATAGCATCGACACTATTGTCTGGGAGTTCTTTTAGTTTATCAAAGCAATCTTTATTATATAGTTCTATCTTCATTAGTATCTCCGGATGTTTAATGCGTTGGCGTTTATTACAATACGTTCTGCTCTTCTTTGTTTAACCCAATCTGGAAGAAATGGTTTGCTGGGTAATCTAACTTGCTTCATACATTGGTAGGCAAGTGCTAATGCTACGGCACTATCCGCGTGTGCTCCATTTGCTCTTGTTAAGGAGATATTATATTTGTTGTCTAACTTAATAGAACGCAACTCTCCTAATGTAATACTATCTATTTGGTTTAAGGTTCCAGAACGTATTGCTTCTTTTAACTCCTCAAACATAACTCTCTTATTTGTTTGTGTCGTAGTCCAATACTTATCGTCTGCTGATTTCCAAAGATTAGATCCTACCAAAGATTGTATTACAACAATACCTACGTTGTTTGACTCAACTAATATCTTTGCTCCATTATATTCTTGGGAGATAGAGAATAACTCTTGTGCTAAATCTGTGGGTGTTGTCATATTACATCTAAATATTCCAACAGGTTGACCAGTAGTTTTAGATAGAACAAATGCTACTGAA